GTTAGGCTTATCATACTTGACCGGGAGCCTGATAATTTCCAATCGTGTGAGTCGGGTCTTTAAGGTTCTCTGTGACCCATTCAATTCCATTCTTATGTATTTGATCCATTACTTGGTCACACTTAGTGAGACACCCACCGTATGAATTAGTTAATGGTTCTATGCTAGTTCCCTCAAAGGTTGTCTTTCCGGCAGCACACAACTTAGAACACTTCCAACTCTTGTTCTGTTGAGGATGCGTAGTGTCTTTGATTAAATCAAACTTAGCTTTAATCATTTTTAGAGTATCTGGAATGTCACTATCATCAAAGTGTAGAGTAAACGCTCCTCCGTCATTCATAAAGTGAATCGTTACCAAGAAGGTTTTGATATCGGGATAAAGCTTAGTGACAGCAAGATGATACATTCTTAGCTGTATATCTTTCTGTAGAAGTTCTGGGGTTTTTACCTTGCCAGTAGCCCAATCTAATCTTTTACCCGTCTTCCAGTCAATGATTTCGTACACGCCATCACCAGCATCGGAGATCAAGTCAATGGTTCCCTTGAGAGCTAGGTTCCCCTGAAGGACTGTTCCGTCCTCTAGAGTGTAATCATACTTAGCCCAGTCTTCCTCTATCTCAAAGTCGAAATGAGGCTCTGCATCTACAACCGTAAGGTTCTTAGGGTCAAACATGCCGTCGTCATCATTGAAGATCTTCCATACCCATGCTCGACAATGCTTCAAGTCACTAGGAATCCAGTGGTGGTGAGGCAGTCTAGAGGTATAGTACTCAAAGACAGTATCGATTATCCCATCTAGATATTCAGGTTCATAGTTAGCTGTCTCTATTTCCCCTATCTCGCTGTCATTAATAGTTGCGTGCCCTTCCTGTAGGGCCTTCTTCGCGACTGCCGCCAACTCAAGTATCTTATGTACAATCGTCCCCTTGTCTGCTTTCTTGCCAGACAGACCTCTCCATCCCAAGTTATACTCAATATAGTATTGCATGGGGCACATCTTGTGCGAATTGAAGGAACTACTACGGAAATAAACAATAGGGATAGTCATATTCTTACTCTTCTATTTGAGGTATAACGCCGTCAAGATGTTTGACAGCCGCGTAGATAGATTGGTTCTGTTGGGATAAGTCCATGCCTTCGTTTTCGATTACGGCACTGCACATTTGAATGGCGGCTGTTACTTCAGACTCGCTCGAATGTTCGTCCGAACTACCATAAGGACTTCTGGTTAGGCCTATAACAAAACCCTCTTGGTCTTTGATAGATTGGACTTCGTTCTCAAAGCGAACATCAGAAACTAATGCTAGTTCTGCATTATCTTTCTTAATTCTTCGGAACAAGGAATCAAGCCAAACGTCCGAGTTCATTTTACGGAACATATCAGTCCCTACATACTGCAACACTTCACGAGCAGTCATGACCCCTTTCCTATGAACCATCATACCAAGAGAGGCAACCTGCTCTTGAGTGAACCCTTTCTTCTTTAGATCAGAAGGACTAATAACTCCGGGCATGTTTTCCCACCTGAGCTTTGTCTTGCTGTTCTTATCCTTGTCGCTGCCGAACGCCTGTTCCTTGGATAGTCCTAGAATATCAACGGCCATTTGCTTCAAGGAGTCTGCAATAGCGTAGACTCTTACAAATTTCCCTAGCTCGTTATCGTATAGTTCGTCAACAGAAACTTCAGGGCTCTTAAACAAAAGCCACTCCTTTGAGCCTTTCTCTCCTAACACATCACTAACTTCAATTTCTCCATCCTCATTAATCCTTGCAACATTACAAACTGCTAACTCCGCAAGTTTTATAGCTAGGACAAAATTACAAGATGTATTTTTACCACTCTGTTTCTTCCCTACGAATCCAAGTATCTGGGTCATGTTACACTTCACCTTCTGGAAGGTACTTCCGTAGAGTTTCTAGTCGGTCTTCTGCGTCTGCCAGTATGTCCAGAGCTTCGTCTAGGTTCTTATGAAAGTCCCCAGTGGAGTGATCTCCGATCCCTACCCCGTTCTCTAGTAATAAAGAGAGAGACATTCTTGCCTTTGACTTGTCTGCTCTTGCTGTCTGCCATAAATACGAAACGGCGTGTTGTGAATAGCTCATTTAGAAATCCTTGTAAACTTTCTTGGCCTTAGTAATGAACGGCTTTATGTCAGCAGTTACAGCGTCTACATTTAAGTCTGCTACGTCTGCTGCTTTAAAGCTCGGGAAATAAATACGATACAGTCGAGAGCATTGCTCTTCTATTTTCTTAGCAGCCAACTTGCCTGCTTCGTCGTTGTCCATAAGACAGATAAGGGACAGTGCCCCTGATTCATCTAGGAGATGTTTCTGCTCTGTGTTAAATGCTGTTCCAAATATCGCAACGGCATTGTAGATTCCTGCCTCTGCAAGTCTCCATACGTTTCCGGGAGACTCAACAAGAATAGCGACTCCAGTCTCTAAGATAGATTCTTTCGCCTTCCAGTAATTATACAACCACTTTTCCTTTTGGAAGCCCTTGCTGTGGAGCCATTTTGGGAAATGTCTACAAACAGATCTTGTTCCATGATAGCTTTTACATTCCTTGCACTGGTCATGAACGCTTCTTCCTGTACATCCAACTATGTATTCGTGGTTGTTGTCGTAGATAGGAACTACTGCTCTCTCGAACATAGGCTTGTAGTGGTTATCACAATAGCCTACATCGTATTCTTCCAAGACCTCTTTCGAGAATCCTCTATCTAGATAGTACTGGGCAGGCACCTCAACCTTTGCTCGGTACTGATCCTGAGTTATTCCAAGACCTCTCGTCTCCTTCTTAGAGAACGAGTTAATCATTGACCCAAACTTCATCCTCTCAATATTGACAGACTCTGCTTCTAGGGATTCAAAGTCCTTATCAAGAAAGTCTAGGACAAACTCAACGGCCTCTGAGAAGCCAGCGATTCTATCTCCTTCTTGTTCCCATTTATACCTGTGCCTAGACAGGCAGCCCCTGATGAATCCAAAGAAACTATTCCCAAAGATGTCCTCGCACTGGTGTGTCCTGCACTTGTAATGAATCTTATAGTCACCATTATAGTACATATTTAAAGCAGTATCGTTGTCTCCATTGTGAATAGGGCAAGTAGACTTAATTAGAATCTCATTCCGATAAGCCTTTGTAATACCAAAGAACTCATAGATTTGATCTATGTGGTCAGCCCCTAACTTAGAGAGGTGATTCAGCTTTCCGTAGTCCTTGTACTTATACGAAGGAGACTTGTTCTTCTCTGTTTCCATAGTCCTCGTCCTCCTCTCCAGTGCCATCCTCTAGCTCAAAGGCGGTCATGCCCTCTCTGATTTTTCCTGAAGCTCCCCTCATCTGAACATTGATATAGTCATTCGGATCCAGTCCCTCTCCGTGGCGTGCTATAAGGGGAACAAGCTTAAGGTTCCCGTGTTCTGGCCCGTCAGAGGCGATCTCTTCATCTGATTTCTTCTTATAGATAGTGAAGTTAGAGCAGAGCCAAACGATTCTATCGGAACCAGACGCTGATTCGGTAGACTCTTTTGTGATTCCATCTCGGTTAAGCTGAATGAAGGTCAGTATAGGGACATCATACTTGAGAGAGAAGTTGTGCAGTGCTGTCATCATGAATCCAAGAACTTGAAACTCTTTCATGTCCCCTTTTATTGAAGCAGCGTCCATGAGTTTTAAATAGTCATAGATAATAACGCAGTCCTTAGCTTTACCTTTATCGTTAAGCCCTACAACCTTAGCGACCCAACGTCTCATGATAGAGAGTTGATCTTCAAAGGCAAGACCACCAATTGTTTTGAAATAGTAGGGTGTATCCTTCAAGTCCCTAGCCGCCTGAAAAACCTTCTTGCGGTTAGTGGGGTTCTTTGAAAAGGCACCTGTTTCAATATCGTTAATGGGAACATCTGTAAGCATTGCCATGAGACGATGTTGGTGATCTTCTTTTCTCATTTCGGTATCTAGATTAAGAACAGGGATTCCTTGCTGTGCCATATGAATACCCATATTGTCAGCCAGTAAGGTCTTACCTGTCTTGGGTCTAGCTCCAATAACATTAACCGTACCTCTACGAAGTCCACCACCGATAGCGAAGTCGTATCTAGAGAATCCTGTAGGAATACCAATCTGGTCTACTGGGTTCTCTGAGAGTTCGATCAGGCGTTCTTCTGCTGTGTCTAGAACCATTGTAGGTGAGTCGTCAACGTCTGAGAGCATTGAGGTGAAGTCGAAGATTGACTCTTCAGCTATACCTAGTATCTGAGAGATAGGTTCATCTCCCTTGACCTGAGCATACTTCTCCTTGGTTAGCTCTAGCTGGTCATGCATCATTCGTGCAATCTCAAGCTTACGAATCTTAGCTCCGAACTTCCTTACGTTACTAAGAAGTACTGGAAACTTAACGACAGAGGAGAGGTGTGAAACTTCTTGAGCATTAAAAAAGTCAGAGTTTCCTAACTCTTTCGCCGCTGACATCATGGAGGGAATGTCTATACTTGTAGTCTCATCCTTCTCTAGGATATGCTTCAAGCACGCATAGAGAACCATGTTTGATTCATCTGTGAAGCTGCTCTCTTGAATAATGTCAGTGACATCATATAGGGCATCGGAGCCGTATCTAAAGATCCCCGCGAGGATAGCTCGTTCTGCTGGTAAGTCTTGTAAAATCATTTTTTTAACCTGCTGATGTTGAACAACCGTTACATTTCCATCGAGACGAATCATGCACCACCGAAGGTGAAACATCATATACGTCCCCACAAACTCTGCACTCTACTTCGATTACGCTTGACTGTCTAGGATTGGTAGTCCTTGCTGGAATAGCATCTTTCTTATCGGAGCTTGCCGCATTCTCAAGCTCTTCTCTTTCCTTGGGAGAAAGGTTAGTCGATCTCATGAAGTCTAGGAACTTGTTCTCTCTAGGAGAGTCTATATCTATGGGAGCAGTTCTACAGTTAGCCCCCTTTGAGTTCCCCTTCTTTCTTCCTGTGGCAGACTTCTTGCCCTTACCACTTCTTTTACGACCGCCCTTTCCTCTTCGTCGCTTCTTGTTAATCTCATGAGTCCTCTCCTCAGCATCGTCCTCTTCAACTTGCTCAGGTTCTGGCTCCGACACTTTCTCTTCGCCTTCAGTGTCATCTATTAGAAATTCAATAAGCTCTGCTTTAGAAAAGTCTTTTAGCAGTGCCTTTAGTTTATCTTGTTTATTCATATCTTCTTCCTGCTTTTGCTTTCTGGAGGTTTACAAAAAGGTCGCTTAGGTTTTTTGCTGATGTTGAAAGGTAAGTGATTCTGTCTGATCGCTGTTGAGCGTATCTTTTAATGCTGTTTACTTTGGAGCAGTACCCGTCTTCCTTGACAGCTTGTTCGAACTGGCTATCCCATGAGCCTCCGTACTGAGACTCTCTTCCTGCGATAGTACTCTTAAGAACAGAGGTCGCCCAGTTCACTCTGGCGTTTTCTCTATTGTAAGATCTCTGTAGGTAGAAAGAAAAACCACCGAGGAGTAGTGCTGCTTCCGCACATTCTTCGATAGTAAGTTTCTCCATTGCTCCACGGGACATCTCCATGTAGCCTTTTACCGTTTGATCTCCGAAGTCTCCTGAGTAGGCTGGAAGACCTAGGCTGTTCTCGTACTCGTCAAGAATCCTGTCGATCTCGTCTAGTCGTTCCTTTGCTTGATCTTTAAGTGCCATTCTTCATCGCTCTCGTTATAAGGTAATTCAACATACGTTATATTATTATACTCGCACCATTCACTTTTTCGTGAATCCCTTTTCCTTTGTTTTGCAAAATCTTGTGCAGACGTATGGAATAGTGAGTTAAATTTATAATGTTGCTGCCCGTGAACCTCTATTACTAGCTTAATAGTATTGATATAGAAATCAAAGAAAA